TTTCTAATTAAGTTTAGTGCTGATAGACCGCCCAGCACATAACAGCGGTTTGGCAAAAGCTGCCATAAACATTTGTGCGAACTTTAAACATTTCGTTAGGCAGCCTTCGCCAAGCCGCCAAACGTTAGCTTCCAGTTGTCTCCCTCAATGTGGCCACCCCGCAGAGCTTCGCACATGCCGCCCTTTAAGTGGCCACTCTCCAACGCTCCCGCCACCCGAAAAGATAACATTAGCTTGGCGTAATTGTGGCCATGGGCGGCACCAATGCAAAGGCCGCGCAATCCAACGCACATCCTAAGCCCTTGCATCCGTGCCGAGTCATTGCTCATCGTCATCCCAAATCAGTTCTACACCGGACAAATTCTCTTCACATGACGGACACCATCTTTCACAACCAGTACCTTTGCATTCCGAACACTCTCTCAATTCTTCACCGGGCATGAAGTTTATAGGATCATCATCTGATTCGTCATGATACCCTTCGTTGCAGAAATTAGTACAGTCTCGTTGATGTATTGGCCTGTGGCCACATTTAGAGCAGCTTGTATCATGGCATTCTTCGTGATCTGTCATAATCCCATCTGTTCAAGTTTTTTATCATTCTCAACAGCCTTTTCCATCCGCTCTTTAAGAATCATTAGAAACCCCATGCGGCAACAAATAAATAAGTCAAGGTTGACTCCTTCGGGTAATTCAATCTGCATGTACTTACCATCTGTATTTCCCTTAATTACTTTGCCCAAAGTTTCGACAGTGTTTGCAAATTGAATATTTCTTATTATCCCCTCATCCCAACCAAAACCATCTTTTAGTACTTCAACTTTTGGAACGCAACAAATTTCGATGTCATTTACTTCTGCCTTTTGTCTGCGAACACTACCTGCTATATTTATTTTTTCGCAAAAGGGCTGTAACTTGTAACAGATTGCAACGGCTATTTTTCTTGCTTCTTCTAACAACATTTTCTTGATTTTAAATTGTTAATAATCATTTGATGTCAGTTAATTAGCTTCTTCCCATTTAATTCCATCTTCAATCATGTGCATTAATCTGTCCTTGATGATTGGTTCTGTGTAACCTTTTACGTAAGTACCATTGTTTACATCAGCACCAGTTGCGTATACACCATGTTCTTCTAAAAGAAATTGTTCTGTCAGTAGTCTAGCACCAAAACCATCGTGGTCTGCTGCGGAATGATCTGCTATATACCTATTTATATGTCCCAAGAAGCAACATTGTCCTTTATAGTTTTTATATTCATTTTTACAAAATTGATCAGCAGGGATAGGCTCAATGATTTGTTTAATCTGTTTGAATGTGGTTATTCTTGTTATCGTTTCCATATTAGTTATTTGTGATTTTTAACTGCCTCTTCAAGTTTATCAATCATTTTACCCATGAAGATTAAATCCGCTTCTAACGATTCTACTGTCAATGACTCATAGTATTTCTCCATGTGCTGTTGCTTTAGCTTTAAAGCCGGGTTTAAATAAAACTTTTCCTGTATCAATTCAACACACAATGAAACATTTTTACTGAGTAGTAACCCTCGTTTCACTAATGCTTGTAATTCTATTTGGGTTAAATCTCTATCGTCATTATCAGCATAGTCAGTTAGTGTAATCGTAACCGACATATCTCTCGTGTCAAGCGTTTTTAAAATGTAGTAATCGTTTTCTAACATCTGTTTTACAATGTACTTTTGTCGTATTCCTAATTTGCGAAATAAGCCATCTGATGTGTTTGACATTTTGTATTTACTTTAAATTGTTAATAATCAGTGGTAAAATCAAATTTAAGAATTATTGAACGATCAAACATAGCTTTCAATATCTCATCATAGGCAGTATGAAGTAAAACAACATTCATACTATCGTCATACCATTCGCGTTCTAATACTTCCTTATTGTCTTTAATTTTTTTAATTTCAATTCTAGGTCTTGGATGTATTAACGTTGGTGGTTTCCCTCTTTCGTGCAATCCAAAAGTTATTTCATTTTTTCTATCATCATTAGTAATTTTGTCCATAACAGAATCTCCATTTGCTATTTTATTCAAAATATTCGTATCTGTTTTATGGAAATACCTGTGATCTATATTCCCCATACTAGAAAGTTCGTGTCCTTCCGCTATCTCGTATTTCATTATTTTGCAATTAAGAACATATTTTATATATCCTTTATCTAAAAGCATTTGTTCAAAACTTGTCATTCAATCAGTAATGTTTACAGTCCAAATTATGAATATGGGAGAAATAAGAAAAAAATCTCTCACAAATGAAAGCATGGTAAGGCCATGAGTTTATCCCGAATTGCTTCTTTAAATTTTCAGGAAAGGCTCTAGGATAGTTACAGTTCCCATAAAGCTCAGGCATGTCCTTCATCACCTCCATCGCTGGAACTAACATCTCTTTTACATATTTCTCGTAAAGTTTTTCTTTTGCAACAAAGTAGTTACAGTAAAATATATTCTCAATGCGTGTGGGAACCCACCTGTAGCCAATCTCATTCATTATGTAAGTCCAATACTTTCTGAAAAAAGGATGGAACCCATCGGCCACTAAAACAGGATCGTGTGGGGCATGTCTCTGAAAACTCATAGCATCCGGCTTGTACTTCATAAGCTCTGCTTCAAATTGCTCAGTCGTAAATTCATTCACAGAAGTATTGGCAATGTTTTTATTGTTCTTCCAATTCTCCTTCATGTACCCTAACTTATGCTTTAACTTGTAGCTGACAACTCCAAAATAATCAGTGCTTTTATGCTCACCCAAAAGAACTAAATCCTTTATTACTTCACTCTCAAAAAATACTGTGCAATCCCGATTGAAGTGAGGTATGTAGCCGGGTTCCAGTTCGACTATCTGTGATTCATGAAAATAGATTTGGTAGACTTTCATTTTTTATCTTTAAGTCTATTCTGAAAAGCAATTAAAGCATCATACAATTCTTTATCAATTTCATCCCATGATTCAATGTCCTCATACTCTGTATCCCAATTTTCAATAATAGAATAATATTTTTCGTTATGATTAAGGATGTGTAACCCCCCATAGTAATTACCACTTTCTAACACGGGAATGCTTTTTTTATATAATATATCCGTTTTCATAATTTATCAGATAAGGATGCGTAAAATTCAAAACTTGGACGATCAACTACTAACTTTAACCAATCCATATTAATATCATCTTGAACGTAACGATTCAAATTATTAACATGGGAGTTACCTCCCGTTTTACCAACTCCATGTTTAATGCCTACTGAAATAATTTTATCAGGAGTGCATAAAGCTCTACTCAATTGTGGCAGGTTCCATAACCAACAATCAGTAAATGGATCGTTGTCTTTTGCCCATGGAAATGTAAGACCAGGTTTTATAAAAGTGTTCATTGCACTCGCACGACTCTCATGCTTCATCGTAAATAGTTTCTTCAACTTCAAGTGATAGTAGATCGTGTATCGGGTTCCGAATAAATCAGGTTGCCCAGCTTTATTCCATTCAGATACCATAGTTTCAAGGTAAGTAGGATCGTACCAATCGTCATTTTCTATAAATGCAATCAAGTCACAATCTCCTATTTCAGTCAATGCATTATAACCATATTTATAACGTGGCGTAATGTCGTAAGTGTCTGACACTGGAACTAACGATGGATCAACTAATACAAGATATTCAAAACTCATTGTCTGAGCTAACATCATTCTTATACAATGAGCTAGTAGCTCAGGTCGATCTCCCCGATCAGGGATTACTATTCCTATTTTCATTTTGGTAATGTTTGACTTGGTTCTACATAGGTAAATATTAAGTTTTTAAAATCCTAATACTGACCCTACCAAATTTTATTTAATTTTCCATACTCCACGAAATCATGCCAATTACCCTTTCTTGCAGGCTTACATAATCTCAAAGTCATGTCAGCAAATATCTCCCTAAGTGCGTAATTGTAAATCCGGCAGTCCCACATGTGATTTTGATCATTACTGTGCTTTTTCACCCATCTACTACCAACTCCTTCTCCTTCTTTGGTTTCAATTTGCCTATGCTCGGCCTGGTAGTGAATAAAGAAATTATTCAGTAAGTATAATCCCTGCTCCGGTGTCGGGTAATTCATAAAGCCAGGAGGCTGAACTTCTCCTGCATTGTACTGCCATTGCAAATCTATGTTCTGGCTTACAATGTCCTTGATGTAGTTTACGTCCAGCATGTATAATTTAGTACGCTCTCTGGCCGGTTTAAATACAGGAAGATCAATTCCTATTTTACGATACTGAAATTCTTTATCGCCTCGAACTCCTATCACATTAAAATTTGTCCTGTCAATGAAATCATAAGCATGTGTCGTGTAGTGGCCACAATCAATCCCTGAAATAACAATTTTCATTTTCCGGCCAGTATCAGTCAGAAAAATAGTTGCAAGTACTTTTTCAAACTCTGGCCACACGCTCTTTGGTTGGTGTGCAACATAAGTCCAATGGTCACGATCTCTTTTTACCTTCATAGAACCTTCTCTCGGAATGAATGTTCCAATAGAACCATGTGTCACACTGTATGAAGATCCTGTTTCTGACCAAGCTACTACTTCGTAATCCAAACGGGCATCGTTCTCCGTTCCGTTTAAGTCCGCAGCACAAGTAAGTAGGATAAGTTTCCCATTTCCATCTCCCGAAGGCTTTTGGCTCAACCATTCAGGGACCGTTCCTACTTTGTAATTTCTGATATTTCGTTGAACGTTATCGGCTTTCGGACTAGCACCCTTTTTTTCATAAGTTTCACCTAATACTACGTTTACGAAGGTTTGCTGCTTCTTTTCATCAGTAGTTCCGTTATTGGGGTTAGCATTTATATATTTCTGAACATTTGTTGCCCAATTGTCCATAAAAACAGGTGCATACAGTGAAGAAAGTTGGTAACTCCAATGGTTTTCTTCCTTGGGTATGCATGTCGGTTCCCAAAACCCCGCCAAGTTCATCTCGTACTTCTGGGAGTCGGTGAAGAACTGTGAGCACTTCTGACAAACATATCCAACTGATCTTCGATCTAGGTTTCCATTCTTATCTAACTTCCAAGTAATGCCTCCGGTTTCCTTTTCATCAATTGCAATACTCCACTCCAACTTTATAAACTCCCCACACATGGGGCAGGGCACCTTGTAGAATCGCTGATCTCCACACTCAAAGACATCCTCGATATTCGACAGTCCTTTAATCTGAGGTGAAGAAACATAAAATATCTTCTTCTTATAAGCAAACGAGGCTGTCCGTTGGTCCACGAGCATCCTTGTTGATCCTGCTGATTTAGAACTCATGGGTGCCGCATCAAAATCATCCACAATCATAATCATGATGTCATACTGCCTAAGCAGATTGTGGTTGGTCACGCTCCCTCCCACCAGACTCCCACCAGGATACTCCTTCATTTTACTCGTGTCTCCTGTCCGCGAACTCTTAGCTCTCATGATGGTAGGTCCTATCAATTCGCGCAAGCCGCAATTGTCAATTACCTGATCAATCTTCAAAAAAGCATTATTCGATAATTCCGCATGACCTGTCAAAAACATCATGTTTCCCGGATTCTGAGCAATCGTATATCCCACAATGGGATTTAGTATCGCTGCTGATCCACCACTCTGAGCGGACTTCATAATTGATACGTGTGTGGTCGGATGGTCCCTGTGCAAGCAATCCAACGGCTCTCTCCAATAAGGAGTCTGATTAAAGGAGAATCTCCCAGGGAAAGCCGAACCTGTTGGCATGATCATATTCTGCTCATACCATTCGGATGGTTTGATATCCGAGTAGTACTTTCTGGTAGCATCCAGAAGTTCTTCCAAATCCCCTAAATATTCATCAATCATGTTCTCCTACTCCTCTTTTCTTAGAATACTCATCAACGATGGCTCTCAGCTTACCACGGCTTGAATCAATGGCAGTATCAACCGACTTGTTAATCATCCTACGGTTCTGTGATCTAAGGTCTGAAATCTCCTCCCTGCTGAATCCTTTCTTCTGGGCCATCACTTCTATCAGATTATCTGACATGTCTCCGTAAGCAGCCTTCAAACTCTCCGAGTGCTGAACAAATAAATTCCTGATCAAAGCTGTGGGAATCAATTCACCCCGCTTCTTATCAATCTCCATTTGCTGCAACTGAACCAAATTACGCTTTTGCTGCAAATCCAATGTGCCCTTCTGACGAGTGAGCTCAACCAATGGATTTTCTTGCTTAGGAATCAATGGCTTTTCCTTTCTTGGCTTTGTCCCTATCTTATCAGGAACAAAAACTTCATTAGTGATTTTCGCCCTGTGTTTTTTAATGAAAAAATCATTCACAAGATTGAGATCATCTATACCAGCACTGGTGACAACAACTTTACCACGACCCTTATAAACCGATAACACCTTGGCTGAAATCCCACAATGCGCTGCAAATTCCTTGTTACTGTAGATCATCCCGTTTAATCAATTCTGTTGTCAAATATAGGTCAACATTCCAACTTCCGAACAACAAACACGAAAAATGCCCAAGATTTTGATTTAGCGTGGCTTCGCATCTCTTGCGACATC